AACTGGGCGAGTTTGACACCGAGACCGGCTACATGAGCGAAGCGATGCCCGAGCACATCGCGCGGCTCATCGACCTGAAGGAGACGGCCAATGTTAAATCCTGATGTACTGGTAAGGTACTACGGACTGCCGACCGAAAGAGTGACAAACAATCCGGGCAGCAAAACCGCGCCAACGTGGAAAGCGGTCAAACGACCGAACGGCACAACCGACTACATCGAGCAGCCGGACGAGAACACATACGAAAAAATCCAGCGCGCCGGCGAGGGATACGACCTTGCAAGCGCAATCGCACGACTGGAAGCGGGAGACACCAGCATCAAGGCAAAGAGCGTGGTATACACCGAAGGAACTGACCTTGAAAATCTGCCGAAGGATATCATGACGATGCACGAAAAGGCCGAGGCAGCAGCCGAAACAATGGAACAACTGAAACAGGTACAACAGACCGAACAGCCGAAACCGAAAGAGGAAGAAAAAAAGGAGGAGGTGAAGGAAAACGAACAGAAACAGTGAAAACCATTTCGCACAAGTGCCGCGAATGGAACGACCACGAAGCAAATTTGACCGGAGTCACCAGCTGTTGACGACCATCAACGAAGGTGACTTAGTGCCAATCTACTGTGATGAAGTGCTTCCAGGCGATACGGCAAAAGTACGCCTGAACGGGCTTATTCGTATGAGCACACCCATCTATCCTATCATGGATAACTGCTACATGGACACCTACTTCTTCTTTGTTCCGTGCCGTCTGCTATGGGAGCACTGGGAGAACATGTTCGGCGAAAACGATACAGACTACTGGGCAGAAAAGACCGAATACAGCACGCCAACTTGCACAATCGGCGGCACATCCGGTCTGAACAACGGCACCATCGGAGACTACTTTGGACTGCCGACCGGAGTAAAAAACGCAATCAAAGTGAACGCGCTGCCAGCACGCGCCTATGCAATGATCTATAACGAGTGGTTCCGGGATGAGAACCTTGAAGCACCGTTAATGCTGGGATACAAAAAAAGCGATGAAGGAGGCAAAGAAACAGCACCTGGAAACGCAGATAAAGAATACTATGCAAACAAACCCAGCCTAACAACAAACACAAACGAAGCAACCTTATACGCGCGATATCCAGCCAAAGCGGGAAAATTCCACGACTACTTCACCAGCTGTTTGCCGAGTCCGTTGAAATCTGACCCTGTGGAAATCAGCCTAACGGGTAATGCGCCAGTAGGGATGTACAGAAACACAGAACTCACCGAATACGGAACAGCAGGTGGAAAACAGGCAATCTACTTCAACCAAAAAGCCACAGATTCTTACATACCAGGAATCACGAACAACAAATCAGGAGAAAAAATTTCGCAGGTAGCAGGAAGCTCGAGCAATATAAAACATGTAGGAGATGTAGCATACCTAGGCGCCAACCTGAGCGCAGTAAGCGGCGTAAGCATTGCAGATTTGCGCATGGCAATCGCCTTGCAGCACATCTTTGAAGCAGATGCACGCAACGGCACGCGATACCGTGAATTCCTTTCTGGTACATGGGGCGTAACAAGTCCGGACAGCCGTCTACAGATTCCTGAATACATCGGCGGACAGCGCATCCCAATCAACGTAAATCAGGTTGTGCAGACGAGCCAGACGGACCCGACAACCGGGCAAGCACTGGGCAATACGGCGGCATACAGCCTGACCACGTGCAGTAAAGAGATGGTTGACTATGCAGCGACCGAATACGGCTATATCATCGGTCTGGCAGTAGTACGAGTAGAGCACAGCTACCAGCAGGGGCTTGCGACCAAGTGGACACGCGGCGGGCGATTCACATACTACGACCCGCGTTTGGCAGCACTGGGCGAACAGCCGGTGTACAACCGTGAAATCTATGCACAGGGCACAGCCGAAGATGACGAAATCTTTGGCTACCAAGAGGCCTGGGCGGACTACCGCTACAAGCCTTCTTACGTAACCGGTGAAATGAGATCTAACTACCAGACAAGCCTTGACGCATGGCACTATGCAGACGATTATAACACGCTTCCGTATCTCTCGGCAGAATGGATTCAGGAAGAAACAAAGAACATTGACCGAACAATTGCAATAACGAGTGCAAAAAGTCATCAGTTCTTGTGTGACTTCTACTTCACGGAAGACTGGTATCGCGAGATGCCTATCTACAGCATCCCGGGCATCGAAAGAATTTAAGGAAGGAGGAAGCCCCGCAAAAGCGGGGCTATTTTTGAATGGAGACATTATTAAGCTTTATGCCATACCTCATGCAAGGACTGAGCATGCTAACAGGCATCATAACGAGCAGCAACCAGAGCGGAGCCAAGAACAGCCAAGGGGCAGGCAGCGAGACCACAACAGGCAGCGAGACCACAACAGGCAGCGTAACAGGACCACAACAGATAGGTTCAACACAAATCAGCACGCCAACAGGCGTAACAACGTTCGGGAATCAGAGCAGTGTAAACACCGCAAACGCTCTGCAAATGATAAGCGGACTACTAAGCAACCTTGCGAATGCTGGAAGCCAAGCAAGCGCCAAGAAGTACAACAGCGCAGAGGCAGCAGCAGAACGAGCGTTTCAAAAGGAAATGCGCGGGACAGCTTATCAGGATACCGTAAAGGACATGATCGCAGCGGGCATCAATCCTATCCTAGCAGCGACCAACGGAGCAACAAGCGCACCATCGGGAGCATCTGCAAGCATTGGAAGCCAACGTTATAACCAGCAGAGCGCACAGGCTGCAAGCGTATCCGCAATGTACGAATATGGCAACAACACGGCAGAACTGGCAGACAAATACTTACAGCTGGCAAAACAGGCGACCAGCGCAAAACAGTTTAAGAATGCGAAAAGCTGGGAACAGGCAGCGAGCGAGCTGGCAACCTCAAGCGCAAAACAGGCGCAACAGTACACCTATGCAGCTAGCAAATTAGGTGCAGGACTTGCGGGAGCTGGTAAAGCAGCCAAAAAAGCAGCAGAAAAGGCTGGCAAAGCAGCCAAAGACACAGCAGGAAACTTCAAAAAGTACAACCAGAGAGTGCCAATCATGCCAAACATGGACGCATTCAACGCATACACAGGAGACTAAAAAAGGAAGGGGGATGGCAAAACATCCCCCTTTTTCAGTAACAAAAATCCAAAAAATAAAGAATGTGGAAAACTTGAGTTTTCAACACTTTCAACAGGTTTTCAACAACAAGTTGCACAAAGAAATTAGTCAAAATGACGAACATTCAACAATTCAACAAGTCTTCAACAAAGTTTTCAACAGGCAAAAAGACAATAAATAAACGTAGTAACGTTAAAAAAACGAGTTTTCAACACTTTCAACACTACTACTACTACGACTACAACAAGTTAATATACAAAGAAAGCGAGGTGTCAACCGGCACAAGATAGACAAGGAAGCTTGTGCCGGTAACAAAAATGCCATGTACAAAACCATTAGTATTTCAGATGGATACGAAAAAACCGCAACTGTGGGGATCTCTGGAAAACCTATCAAAGCAAGGGCTTCAAACGGACATCATGGACGGAGTCAAAAAAGGAAAATTCGCATTGTTACCATGCGGTAAGTGTGAATACTGCCGCAAACAGATGGCTGACCAATGGGCAACCAGAATAGAACTAGAAGCCAAAGAATGGGACGATGTAATTTTCCTAACACTAACATATGACGATGAACATATCCCATACGGCGAGATCCTCAAAGGCTACAGAAGCATTCAAAGCCAGACAGTAAGCAAACGAGACGTGCAGCTATTTATAAAGCGGCTACGAAAAGCATACAAAAAGCCAATAAAATACTTTCTAGCAGCTGAATATGGTGACAGAACAAAAAGACCACACTATCACGCAATAATATTTGGACTGAAACCACCGGATGCACAATGGTATAAAAACCAAAAAGGCAACAGCTATTTCAAAAGCGAGTGGCTACAAAAAATCTGGGGCAAGGGCATGATAGACTTTTCACCAGCACAGCCGGGGAGCTTTGCATACGTGGCACAATACGTCAACAAAAAAGCCATAGGTGCAGAGCAAGCGGCAAAATACTGGATGGAAGGCAGAGAGCCAGAGTTCCGAATCATGTCAAAAGGCATCGGCGAAAACTATCTAAACGAACACAAAGATGAAATCTTGAAAACGGATAGCATCATATGCGCAGGAGGACGCAAGAAAAGGCCTCCACGCTATTTTGATAAGATTCTAGATAAGGATACCAGCCAAGACACAGAAAGCTATTTTAGGGCACATTCTGACGAGCTGAGAGAGGTAAGAGCCAGACGCAGACGCAGTGCAGTACAAAGTTTGGTCAATCTCGAACAAAGCACGAGCGTAGATTATGAAACCTATCTAAACATTCAGAAAGAAAAGGACAAACTAAAGCAAAAGTGGCGTGAACCAAAAGCATGACGCGCACAGCGCTAAAAAGGAATGGATTTAGCCGAATTCCGCTGCGCTCCATACGGCAAGGCGCTAAAGCGCTTTTCAAACCAGAGGAGCAAAACCGGGTTACAAAAGAAGGTTACAATTTTATTACAAAACAGCAAAATCATAGAAAAACCTATTGACATGTGATATAATAGAATCAGAAAAAGAAAGGGAGGTTGACAAAATGATTGAAAGTTATATACTGAACACAGACGGAAATGCACAAATTACAAAACACTTCAAAGTAAAAGAATTTGCATGTAAAGACGGTTCACAAATCGTATTCATCGACAGATATTTAGTATCCATTCTGGATATCCTCAGAAACCAAATCGGAAAGCCGATAATCATTACCAGCGGATACAGAACGCCGGAGTGGAACAAAAAATGCAACGGAGCAAAATATAGCTACCACATGCGCGGTATGGCAGCAGATATCCGGGTCAATGGCATGAGCGCAAAAGAACTCGCCAACAAACTGAATGAAGTCATCCCGGATGGATGCGGCATTATCGTATACAACGGCTGGGTGCATTTTGATGTGCGAAGCGGGAAAAAATACAGAAAGGGGGTGTAACAGTGGAACGTATCAGAATCAAGCGGTAACCAAATGAAACCATAACCTGGAAAGAAGGATAAGCAATGAAAACATGGAACATAAGAGACCAGCCCGAAGAATCACTAAAACGCCTCCTTGAAAAAAAACAAAAAGAAATCAAGGCTGGATATAAAATGCTACGAAAGCTAAGCAACATAAAAGATGCAGAAATTATGCTGGAAGAAATCTGGCAAACAAAAGCATTTGCAAACGACATAGAAATGGAACTAATCAGAAGGGGGTATAACGATGGCACATAGAAGCGGAGCGGGTCGAGGCGACCAGAAACATTTTACCCAGACTGCAAAGCGGGTAAAAAACATCAACGTTCGACCGAAGGTATCACGAGGCGGGATTAGATTATAAACCATACAAACAAAGAAAGGAGGTGAATTAATGGCACTGATTAAGGTCAAGGACGTCAAGGAAGCAATCGAGCTGATGATGAGCATCCTTGAAAAGCTCGATGAAATCTACCACGCACTGAAGGACGCGGGCAAAAACGAAGAGTAAAGGAGAAAAAACATGAAACTGAAATTCTATTCATTCCACGATTCACTGACCAACGGCTACTCACAGCCGTTCTTGCAGAACAACAGGGCACAGGCAGTGCGAACGGCACGCTGGAAAGCAAACGAAAGCAAGCCGAGTGAAATCGAAGATATTTCGCTCGTAGAACTGGGCGAGTTTGACACCGA